CTCTGCTACCTTACGGTGCTGCTTGTTCTTGCTGCTCTTCATGATCTCCTTCATAGCTGCGGCTACAGAGTTCGGGTTACCCGATTCAAGATTCAGGCGCTTGATCTCTTTCTCGTTTTTCGAACGGAAGAACTTGCGATGCTTTGAGTTGATGAACGAAGGCGCGTCGAATCGATGGACGTTCTTAGCAAGTCGATTGTGTAAGCTCTTCGCTTCAGATTCCGTGATGCCTAGTTTCGCAGCTAGTAATGTCGGAACTGATTTCTGTGTGAGTAGTGTGGTCTCTAATTCTGAGAAGCCGAGTCTGATGAAAGCGTCGCGCTGTTTCTTATCAGTGACCTTCTTGAAGTCGTAGTTGTAAGCGCCGTAGGCTTCGAAAGCCCTGCTGATAGTAGCCGTCGACTCATTCGTAGCTTGGAAGCGGTCAAGAAACTGGCGTCGGAATCTATACGATTCGGTTTGGGAATGACTTTTCGACACCGCCCATTTGGCGATAGCTCTAAACAATTCTTTTGGTTTTAGCGAATCAGCAAGAGTGGGGCTCTCGCTATGAATAGTGTCTTTAGCGAGTGCCCGCAGGGCTTGCTGAACTTCTACGTCGAAGTCGATCAACTCAAACGCGGGTTTCAGAAAGCTTTTAGATGTTTCCGCAGCTGCTTTTCCAGCAGCTTCTTTAGTGAAGATATAAGGGATGATAGAATCATCTGTGGAATATGTTTCGCTGATATCAGACACCTCTTGAGGATCTTCCGCAGTCCCCATAGTATTTACCTCTAGATAATCAGAATCTAGCGAATAGACGCCTTCAGTAGCTTTCTCCTGATCTGCATACTCGACTCGTTTAAGGGTGCGTGTGCCTACTCTAGATGCAATAGCTTTGATGTTAGGGAATAAGCCTTTCGCATCTGGGCGTGCGATAGCGTCATTGATAACACCGTCGATATAAGAATCAAGAACTCTGTTACCCCAATCTGAAGTTAGTTTCTTGGTCTTGTTCTTCTCACCTTCTTTTAAGATCGGTTTGGTTTGACCTTTCTTAAATCCAAATGCATAAATGAACGCTGCTTTGTGGTCTGCTTCTTCCGTAATTGGGAGTGCTGTTTTAGCACTTGTAAAGTCAGCTGGTACTTTGATACGTTGTAGTAAAGCGTTACGAGTTTCTTGTTCTGCGCCAGCTTTAATCGCGTAACGACCATCCTTCATCTCTATAGCTCCAGCTTTCTGCAGGCTCTGAAAGAGTTCTCCAAATATAAGAGCCTTCTCGAACTCTGGGACAAGCTCCATTGCCGCTGTTTCTTTAGCCATCGCAAGTCGAGCTCCCTTCAAGTTAGCGCGTTTGATCCCCATCATGGTAAACATTGCAGCTGCCATATCCGTAGCTTGCCTCTTAGCTGTCTTATCTTCTTTTTTACTATAATCGCTAGGCTGACTACCGCCTGTAAGAGACACGTATATACTGCTTATAAGTGTGCTCACCTTAATAGATGCTTCGGCAAATGTAGTCTGAGTATTGTCTAACGGCGTGGTGTCCGTGATGTTAAGAAGATCGCGGTGGATCTCCATCGGGGAATAACCTATTGGCTTGAGTCCATCAAGAAGTTCAAACGAATCGTCGGCAATCTTAGATACTTCTGGCGCGGCGCTTCGGTTCTTCTTATCCACTTTGCTTTCCAGCACGTTCGGGTCTGCCGCAGTTGGCCCTACTACATCGTAAACCAATCGAGTAATCTTATTAAACTTAATTGACTTGTTCCGTGTAAGTTCAGGAAACGATTCTGGAACCATTACTGGAATCTTTTTACGCCGCATCTCGATCATGCTCCGTGGGTTGTTGTCAAACAACCCAATTACCGTCCCGCCGTCAACAGCCACATAATACGTCTGTATGTTTCTCTCTACAAACACACCACTGACGGGATCAAATTCATTTGCCTGTGTGGTGCTACGGGTTTCAGGATCCGTGATGCCTGAATATTTAGCTACCTCTACAACACTGAGGACAGGGAACTTTCCGTAGATTTGTTTAGAAACGACATCTGATATTTCAGATGGGCTTTTGACATTCTGGTAGCCTTTTGGCATTCCATAAGCACTGCTTTTAGTTAACCTAATTGGAAAGCCGTGTCCCACTATCAAATCAATATTGTTACCGATAGCCTTTTTGATGACTTTGATCTGACCTGCTTGGAGTGGGTCTGCCGCTGCGGCTTCCTTACCTGTCTTTGCTTCTGAAGCCGCTTTCTTTGTAGCTGCCTTTGCTTCTGCCGCTGCTGCTTTCTCAGCAGCCTTTGCTTCTGCCGCAGCTGCTTTCTCAGCAGCCTTAGCCTCTAACGCAGCTGTTTTCTCAGCTTCTTTCTTCGCTTTGGCATCTGCTAATTTAGCAACCTTTGCTGCTGCTTCTGCTTTAAGCTCAGCTGCTTTTGTCGCTTTTGCGGCTGCAGCTGCTGCCTTTGTTGCAATGGCTGCTGCTTTAGCCGCTTCGGCTGCTTCTGCTACTGCTGCAGCTTTTACTTTAGCGTCTTCGATTTCGCGTGCTGAATCCGTAGGTATATCAGTTACTTCTTCTTCCTCTTCTATCGGAGAGAGTAGCGCGAGATTCTTATCGATCTGCTCTTTTGTCAGTCCTTGCTTTTCTCCCGCTGCGTACAGTCCCTCTATGTCGCTAGTTGATACCTCAAGTTCGCCGAGTTCATCGTCCGTAGAATCTTCAATAATGCTCTGCTCAATTTTAGGAGTAGTGTATGTGAACACCAGTGTGGGAGACTCAGGTAGGCTTTCACTTTCTGAAAGAACTTCATCGACTGCATCTTGGATGTCGCCTACAGATGCATTATCTAGATCTGTTTGGACAGATTCCATAGAGTCTACTTCGACATCTAGTTCGGTGTCAGCGGCTTCTGGTATAACTGTGTCTAGCGCGGGTTCTTCTGGTGTAGCTGTTTCAAGTAAAGGAACTTCTGGTGCAGCTGCTTCCTGTACAGGAGTTTCAGGCAAATCAATATCCTTTATCTCTTCGTCTATATTGATATCTGCAGCAGCTGGTGTAGGTGCGGCTGTCGTGTCAGATGGTTTAGTAGCTGCAACTGCTGCTTTTTGCAGTGGGTTCTTCAGTCTGTTGAGAATGACTTCCGCAGCGAGTGGGCTACCAGCATCTTTGAGTTTAGTGGCGAGATCGTTAGCTACGAGATTCAGCGTAGCTTCGCGGCTTTCTGCTTCAATAGCACCACCGCGTGCGAATTGTCCAGCAGTCCGCTGGAACGCTCTCATGCCGCCACCGAATACACCGCCATAGAATCCAGCCATTGCTGACTGCTGTAACCGTTCAAGGATCGGGACATCTTGACCAGTAGCAGCGCTTTGAATATATCCATTAACTAATTCATCTGTAGCTTCTTCCAAAGCTTCATCAGTGAAGTTCTTAGCGATGTCTGCCCCTGCTGAAGTCTTCCACATAGACTGCAGACCTTTCTTCGCATAAGCTGTAACGACTTTATCGAATTCAACTCCTTCGCCAAACTCCCTGCCTCTTATCTTCGTAAGTACGGCTTTCAACTGGCGCGGAGTGGCTCCACCCAGAATGAAGTCCTCAAGACCACCGCGACCCATCATCGAGAAACCGAGTGTGATACCACCAGTAACTGCTCCAGCTACAAGACCAGCAGCAAGCGCGCGTGAATGCTTCTCGTCCTTAGTGAGGCTTTTACCTTCGGGTGAGTTATCCAAAGCGGAATACACTGATGCGTAGGTGTTACCACCTGATCTTGTAGCCGCTGGAATAAACGCTGCAGACCTAATTACATACTTGTTCGCTGTAGTTGCTGCGTATGATTTGATTGCCGTTTCAGCAGATGCTATCGCGGCTTCTTTAGTAGCGCCTTTAATGACCCCACTGGTAACAAGTCGCTTAGCGGCAGCTTCTGCTGTTTCTTTTGCCCCAACAGCAAGTGCGCCACGGGTAATGCCGAGAACAACTCCACGGGCTGAAAGCTTTGCACCAGCATAAGCGGCACCACCGACTCCAGTAGCTGCCGTTAATACAGCTGTAGTAGCTACATCAAATACAACGGGTGCTGCCATTTCGCCGAGCGTCATGGCTACACCAAACTTATCACCAAACATGTTGGCGAGACGTCTGCGGGAATCACGCTCCCTTTGATTTGTGAGAAGCACTTCACGTGCGGCATCGGACTTGAAGAGAGTCCCAACTGCAGCTCCCATATCTTCAAAGGAGTCCACAACGGATGATCCGATTGCGCTAATTCTATTTTGTACTCCGCTATAATCGGCAGTCTGTAGGAACTCATCGAGAATCTCTCCGTCCTTTTTATCTTCAGAATACCCTTTCTGAAGCGCACGGTTCCAATCGTCTGCAAGATAAGTGTCTTTAAATACTTGGTTGTATTCGTTGAACATCGACTGAATCGCGCTGTCTCGATTCTTAGTCAACTGATCTTTTTGTTTATCAGTTAAATCAGTAGAAGCCAGCATCGATTCAAAATTAGCTTTATTTGTTAAGGCTTCACGATGAATGACAGGAGTTTTGTATCCGAAGTAATGGAGATTTTGACCCGCTTCTTCACCTGCACGAAACTTTAATAATCCGTTTTGCGCTGCGAAGGCACCAGCAAAATATTCGACGGCGGCTTGTTTATCAGATGTCGGAATAAATTTTGAGTCTGGCAATACGCTACCCATCTTATCGATGATGAGTCCATACAGTTGCTCATCCGTAGGTCTAAGGGCAGTTTTTGCAGCTTGCTTAGCTACTGGGTTCCTACGCATATCACCCTCACCACCAACAATTTGGTTTATGTTTTCGAGTAATTCACCTTCTGGTTTGCGCACTACTTCACCGCCTTGGTCGCGCTTACCTATGCTCTGAGCAAGCATACCCATCCACTTTGACACGTCTTTGTCTTCCTTAAATAAGGTCTCTGCTGCGGCAATGGAATCTTGGTAGTTTTTATATTTGAAGTCTGGAACTGATTCGCCTTCTGAGATTTCATAAGATTGCTTGATTGCCAGCGCGTCGTCTGGTGAGATAGTGCCTGCACGCAAACTCTGCTTGTATGCTTCGACTGGCGTGAGGTTTGAAGCAAGATCACCACCTACGAATGTGTAGTCTCCATTTCCACGTTTAATCTTAGCGAATGGGATGGAGCCGTCAGCAACCTTCGCAAGCTGTGATTTATCAAAGTTAGCATCTACAATCGCTTTTACCTGCTCTTCTAGAATTGGCATGCGTTCAGCATATGCCTGCTGAGATGCTTCGGTAAGCGTTCCCGCCGCCATCATATCTCTGGCGGCGCTATACTCGCGAAGAACACTTCTATCCTCTGAAGCAGGATCAGTATAGTCGTATACCGAAGCTAACTTTACTTCGAAAGGCGCTCCTTTATCTTCAAGCTCCGCATTAATTTCTTCATCAGAAGCTCCGACTGACTTTAGTGACTCTTTAAAGTTCTCATTGATGAGCTGGCTCGTCTCTTTATCGAGTTCATCATTCGCAAGATATTCGCCAATGACATATCCTTTGTAACCCCTCCGCTGGTCAATTGGATTTGTAATATTATTTTCGGCGGACCAAATGTCGATTGGGGTAAGCTCAGTCATAGCTGTGGCGGGTTCTGGGTGATGTATTGGTTATGTTTTTCTAGCGCGTATATTCTGGAGATATTAAGGGTTCTTCCAAGAAGTTTTTAAATAATCGTCTTTCGTCAAATCTCTAGTCGTTGGGACGGGCTTGCTCCGATCACCTGTAATATCTCTATATAGCTGCGTTCTATTGTCATCGATTCGCACGCCAAGTAGATTATGAAGTTCGTTATCAGGAAGTTTCTTTAATTCTTCCGCTTGAGCTGGCTCTAGATTAGAGAGGTTAATTACCCTATTGATTATGGCATTTCTGTAAGGCTCTGAAAAGGACTTAGGTTTTGTGGTTGGTGCTGACCCAATTTTATTAATATCCACTTTGGTAGGATCAAAAGAATCAGAGCTACCGTCCGCATACTTTATATTGCTAAATAAGCTTTCAGACTTATCAATATAGTCCGTTCGAACTTTATATGCTAGCTCGGACTGTTCCTTAGAAAGTTTTTGTTGGTTCTCAAGTGCATCGAGTTCCTTTTTACGTGCTGAAATTTTATAGTTAGCCGCATCAGCCGATAACGCTCCAGCGGAAACTTCATCAGCGATATCGGGCATACCTAGTTGTGTAGCCATGCTCCATACTTGGTTTTTCTTAGCTCGATCCTCAGCCCCCGCTGCGACTCCAGCGGCTATTTTCGCGTCATAAGCTGAAAGCAATGCCGAACCGTTCTTAGACGCAAAGAAAGCTGGATTTTTTACCGCGAGATCTGATAAAATAATACGTTGATCGTTGGGGTCTTTACCCTCCATAGCCGCTCCAAGCTGATTGGCCATGTCTGGATATTTTTGAGCAAAGTCTCTTTCTTGTTGGAGTTTAAGTTTTTCATCCTCAAAAGCAATGTTAGCACGTCGGAAAGAAAGCTCCTGATTTTGAGCATCTAGAATACGCCCTAAAGTCTTATTGGTGATTTCTTGATACGGAGCTATTTTCTCCATATAGCCCGCCTGCAACTGCTTACGCTCTGCATCGCTGAGATTGGGGTTAGTAAAATAAGAACCGCGCATTGGCGCGATATCAGCTTCGTAAGAAAATTCAGCCATATAATTATTTGTTAGCTAGATCAGCACGCCCTCTTCTGTAAAGGTCTCGGAGATACTTACTTTCCTCCGCTTGGGCTGCAGCAGCCTCTTGTGCAGCCATGTCAGATTCCTTAGCCTGCAGCGCCTGTGCACCTCTTTGAGCTTGAGTAAGGATTTTGGGTTCATTGAGTCGCGCCATAGAAGCACTCATTGCCATCTGCTCAGCTGCTTTGCCGTAGCCTTGCTTACGCAAGCGACGGGCTTCAGTGCGCATGGCTCCTGATTCAGTTCCAAGAGCACGTGTTGGCGCGTTGAGAGACGAGCTCGATCCCGAATTCCCTGCACCACCGCTTAGAGACGAGACTGAACTCGCTCCGAATAGACTGCTTTTATTAGGATCAGCGTTGGGAGCAGGAGTAGAAGCAGGCGTGTAATCTGATTTATAAGGTGTCCCAAGAACGTCGTAAGGGCTCAAATTATCAGGAAAAGTTTTATCTAGCGTTGTTCCAGAACCTAAACGTAGGAGTGGACTGTTAAGTAGGTTTTTCTTTTCACCCACACTAAGACCGCTTCCACCTTTACCGCTGCTAAGACCACTTCCACCTTTACCGCTGCTAAGACCACTTCCACCTTTACCGCTGCCAAGACCCCTTCCAACAGGCGTCCCATCGTCAAATACTGGAGCGCTAAGAAGTTTACCTGTTATTGGGTCGAATGGTGAGCCTTTGACCGCCATATATTCAGCGTCCGACTTTTGGAGGTTCGCACTATAATTCGCCAAATCTTTTTTCCGCTGCTCTTCTTCTGGGGTTAATGCCATAACGACGGGAAGTTACGCGATAGATAGTAGATTGTCAACAGCCCATTAGGAATCCATCAATAAAATGTGTCAGTTTCTTTTCCTATACATATTAGAGTATAAAAACTTCTATTTAGAAGAAGTAGTTCATTAAGCCCAGCTTAATGAACTACATTATTATATAGAAAGTTTTTTACCCTAAAGACAGATTACTCCGCCAAGTTGCTCATCGAGTTAACTAGAGCACCGCTAAGTTCGTTGATCGTTACTGGCTGTCTCCTGTATCCCGCATCCTGTTCCCCTTTCGGTGGATCGATAGCCACCAGTCCGAGTCGCTGGCGCGCGCAGTCAAGCGCAAGGAAGGCGGCATCCGCCAAGTCGGGTGAGCGACCGAACCGTGATTTGAACTCTGGCTTAGATTCGATGCGCACTCTTAGTGACCCGCTCTTAACCAGATCATAGTTCCTGTTGGTAATCTCCTGCGCGAGATCTGAGTCAACGCCGAACAACTGTTTGGTTCGCATCAGTTCCTTACCCACGAACCACAGTTCAGATACACGGTTCACGTAAAGTTCTTCACCAGTCAGTTTGGAGTTCTGGCTGACACGCTTGTCAGATGCTTTGCCGCCGAACCCGACACGCATAAACCGATTCGACCACTCTCCAGCTAACACGTCGCAGAACGGAGAGCCTGCGCCAGTGGCATCCACCGCTAAGTTTTCTGGCAGAACGCCACGCTTGACACAGTGGTCTTTGATCTGCTGGACGATCTGGTAGGTTCGCGGTATCGCTTTGTTGGACGCGTCGTCGTTGAGCAGGATCGATTCTCCGAACTCAAAGACGTAATGACCGTCCCTGTTGTAGCCGACTAGAGCCGTGTAAAGGATCGTGCGGTCACCGCCGTTGGTGAAAGCAGGGTCAACGCCCGCTACAGCCGTGGGCTTACCAGCCCATACCACTTTACCCATACTGCCGCTTTGAGTTAGGTCTACTTCCGAGTAGATGCCCGTTGTCTCGTCGCTGTCAAAGAACACGGCGCGAACCATTCGCATATAGCCACGGGACTCTACGCCGAGTAACGCCCTATCCTCATCGAGTTTCTCTTGGGTCGGCAGCCATGGATACAGAACCATGCCAGCGGTGATGTTGGGACTCCGCTCGCCGTCGAGTCGCAGATAGTAGCCGCCCCACTTTGTCGCCCAGTTGTCTGCTGTCTGTGTGTCCACCGAATCCCAGCCGCCTTTTGGTTCTGCCCAAATACCGAAAGCGTCGAAGCGACTATTCGGGTTAGCCATGCCGATCATCTGGAGCCATGGGTTTTTCGAAAGGTTGGATAGACCAGCGTGCAAGATCGCCTCTGAGATTTCGGAAAGCTCATCGCCAATGACGATGACCCGCTTCTGCTTGATACCGATAAACTTGCCGACAGCCTCACGTGTCTTACTGCGTTCCGCCGCGATAAGTCGTAAGCCAGCACGTTCGATAAGCGTACCACCCTCATCGACGTAGGCGATAGAACCAATCGAATCCCGAATCTTGCACGGTGCAAACGGTATCACGGTCAACAACGCGATTACGGAACCCCAGATACGCTGACGGGCTTCACGTAACGATGTGGAGGTCATCATCACCAGAGTGTCTCGCGGCTCCGACAACCAGTTAATAAGCCCCCATGCGGCCATCGTGTGAGATTTGCCTGAGCTAGCTGAGCCGCCGATTGCCAGATACCTGTTGTTCAGTGCCGCCCAAATCATTTCCTCAGCCCATGGATGTCGCACCATCATCGGCTCTGGCATGTCAGCGTTGTTCCAGAGTTCGTCGCAGCACCGCCAGAAATAAAATTCCTTTGCACGCAGGTTCGTATGGTTAGCAAACCCATATAGTAGCGCGGTAATAAGGCTGGTGGGCTGGATAAAAAGACCGCCGACATCCATGCGTTTAGTTACTGGATCTATACGCGGTTCGAGAATCTTACTTTTTTTTACGATTTTTGTTGCCATACTGGTTGACGCGCAGTATATCTCCTAACATATAGAACGTCAATCTCATGGAACAAGACTTAGAAAACGAAGAAAACGGTGATCTGCCGTCAGACAATCCGCTACTTCAAAAAGCGTTAGAGCTTTACGCAAAGGACTACAAGATCATGGCGATTGCCCGCGAGCTTGGCGTGCACGCTGGAACTGTCCGCCGCTGGTTTAAGAAAATTGGATTACCGCCTAGACGACGCGCTGGCACTCCAATGCCGAAACAAATTGAGGATCTCATCCAATACGTGGATGACACTGACGAAGATGCTGAGGCGCTCGAAGACAATCTCGACAACTACACTGGCGACGCGATCAGACTAGCCAAGCAAGAAGCGCGCACGGTAGAGGACGAGCAGATGATGGAGATCGCTGAGTCACAAGCTTCTCCCGCTGACAAGTATCAGCACTACATCGCAGCCGCTGGCATTAAGCTACTACGCGACTCGATGAAGAATTTAAAAGGACCGAAGTCAGTCCGCGAGTTATCGGAACTGGATCAGTTGATCCGCCGCAATCTCGGACTGAATTCTAAGAGCGGTGGCGGTGCAAGCAGCATGCGTATCGACATCAGCATCCTGAACAACGCAAAGACCGACAGGGGCAACGGAACAATTTCCAAAATGAAACCAGAGATTATTGATGTAGAACCAGAACTAGAACCAGAATTATAAATATGTTTAATAATATACAGATAGAAAACAACCCGCTGACGCTGGTTCGTGTAAACAGCGCGATGTTTAACGACTTTACCTTTAAGGTTGTTACGCTAGATGGCGAATACTATAGGGTCATACCCGAAACTGCACGCGAAGTATTCTTCCTGCAATTACTCACTAAGGGATATGACAAACACGTGCCTGAATCAGGAGACGGGATCATTGTCAGCAAAAGCTCTATTGACTCTGTTAAGCACCTATGAAAAACATTATGTTTGATGACGCTAAATATGGGGTCATACTTGAGGCTTCTGCTCGACAGTTTGGGGTTACCGTCGAAGATATAAAAGGACCGTCTAGAGAGGCGCGTATCGTAAACGCCCGCCACGTAGCCATGTCCCTAATGCGCGTATTCTTTGAATGCAGTTTCGCAGACATCGGTAAAGTATTCAATCGCGGTCACGCTACTGTAATGAACGCATGCAAGCGTGTCGAGTTTCCAAGAAACACAGTCCTCCAAGATGCTGCCATTGTCGCAGCGAAAGCACACGTAGCACACCTTAAATCTTTCAGATCATGATCATAGGAATCGACAACGGACTCGACGGCGGCATTTGTGCCATCTCTGCTTTTTCTGGACGCGTTATCAGCTACATTGAAATGCCGTGTTTGGAGCGCGCAGGCAAGCGGGAGATCGATACACTCGAAGTGTATAGGTGGATCATGGATCTGAATACTGATTCCCGAATCCTGATTGAGGAACCCCTCAAGCATGCAAAGACATCCCAAGCCATGCGCTCGATGGGCATCTCATTCGGTAAACTGCTCGGCATGTGCGAGTCCCATATCCTTACCGTTGAGCCTGTCGAAGTGGCTAAGTGGCAGAAGGCAATGCTCGGCAAAGTTCTCAAAGGTCAGACGAAGAAAGTAGCCCTTGAGAAAGCGCAAGCACTTGAGCCCGAAGAAAAATGGCTGGCGTCTCCACGCAGCCGCGTCGCGCATGACGGTATCGTAGACGCCTTTCTAATTGCCCATTACGGGCGAACCCTCTCATTACAACACATAAACAACAATAACGAACCATGAGATTCTCAGAACGAACAGAAGCAGGAAAAGGAAGCCGACCGCGTAAAGTCGATATGGCAACTTATTCAGACAACCACGATTTTATTTTTGGTAAAACAAAAACTGAAGTTAGTGACGACGACTTAGACGAACCACTTGACCCTACTAAGGCTTGTAGCCTTTCAGACGACGAGTGCGAATCGTGCCAATAAACAATAACAATATCGAACCATGAACTTTGGAACATTAGAACAATTACAATCAATACTTGTACATCTCACTGAACTTGAAGAGACGCGAGCTGAAATAAACGAGCTTAGACATCAACTTGAAAACGAAAAAGTTGAAGCTGAGGCGGCTAGATTTGTAGCCAGCTGCTGCAGCGAAGACGTCGAAATCTGGGAGTCCCGCGCTGACGCATACCGCCAAGACTATGAAGGTGCCTTGAGACGAATCACTGCTATAGTCGAAGAGCGCAATCTTTGGCGTGCAGAAGCTCTGAGATGGCGTGGTTTATTAGATTGCAAAACAGAACTATAAATTATGAATACACCAAATGATCCTAAAGGCGCAATCGGCGCTACGAAAACACCACTAGCATTGATCCCACCGTATGCCATGGAGCAGACCGCATGGGTTCACAAGTTAGGTTCAGCAAAATATGGCCCGTTCAACTGGCGCGAGACTGGAGTCTGTGCGACTACATATGTAGCAGCCATCATGCGACACCTCAACGCGTGGCGTGACGGTGAAGACTTGGACCCTGAATCGGGAATCTCGCACATTGCTCATGTAGCCTGTAGCTGCAACATCCTACTGGATGCACAGAACTGTGGCATGTTACAGGATGACCGATACAGGACGCCTACAAACCCACATCGTGGATCGGAATATATAGCCGAAGAATTCGGTGTCCAAACAGGTCGTCCGCCAGAAAGCGAAATGGAATGTGTATGCGGTCGGAGACTTGTCTACTCATGGAACATGGGCTGGGCTTGCGAAGACTGCCATCTCTAATAACTATCGAAACACTATCTCAAACTAATACAACTATATGAAACCATACTATTACGTTAATCGAGTCAATGGTCACGGACCAACAGTAAGACACACTACCCCAGAATCAGCCCATAAGGAATCCCTACGCTTAGCTGAACAGCACAAAGGAGAGGTATTTGAAATACTCGTGTGCATCGGCATAACTCAAACTGTCAAGCCCACGACATTCTGGATGGACGGATTAATGGAAAACGAATTTCCTCGCTGATTGGGAGAACCCGACGAGCAGGGGCAAAGGGGGTTGGCTGTGCCCCCAAAAACCACAGCCATTTTTTATTACTAAATACATCATGAAAACACTATTTGACAAGCAACGGGTATCCGTTGACTTCCTTATCGCTGCGCTCAAGCAGCACAGAGGCGCACTTGACGGATCTCATACGGGAGTCGGCAAGACAGTTATCGCATCCAGAGTTGCGTTAGAGCTGGGCGTGCCAGTCGCCGTCGTCTGTCCGAAGATCGTCATCCCATCGTGGGAGCGTGAGCTTACAGAGGTTGGCATCATGCCGATCTTTGTAACCAACTACGAGAAGATCAAACGCGGTAGCGAACACCTTACTAAAGCGGGCAAGAAAATCTACCGCTGGAAACTCCCGACCGACACGCTTATCATATGGGACGAGTGCCATAAATGTAAGGCAGCCTATTCCCAGAACAGCCAGATGCTTATCGCCGCAAAGCAAGCTGGCTACTACAACCTACTCTTGTCAGCAACAGCTTGCCAAGACCCTACAGAAATGCGGTCTATGGGCTACGTCCTTGGCAAGCACTCACTGAACAAGTCAGAAGATACCAAGAAAAGCTGGACGAGTTGGATGATGCGCTACGGTTGCAAACAAGACCCGTGGCACAAGTGGGTCTCTGGTCCACTTGCGAAGCTGTCCGAACTCAATAAAGAACTCTACGGCGTGAATTGCGTTAAGCTTACTCCAGCGGATTTGCCAGCGGCCTTTGCTGCTAACCAAATTATCACAGAGCCACTTGCGTTTTCTGGCTTGAGCGACATTGCTAAATTCTACAAGCAGCACGGCATTACGCCTGAGATCGTCGATACTTTTCTCGAAGGCGATGGCGCGAGTCCACACATTCTCGTCGAGATTCTCCGCGCTCGTCAGCTAGCAGAGGCAGCAAAAGTGCCAGACATCATTGGCATGATCGAAGATGCGAACGAAGAGGGATTCAGTGTAGCTGTGTTCGTCAACTTCGTAGATACAGTCAAGTCATTGGCAGCATCGTTTCCTGACGCATCGATCATTGTCGGCGGTCAGACAGCCATGGTTCGCGAAGATAACGTGCAGCGGTTCCAGACCAACCAGACCCGCGTGATCATCTGCAACATTGCGGCTGGCGGAGTTGGCGTATCTCTACACGATGAACACGGTGGATACCCGCGTATGAGTCTGATCTCGCCCACGTTTAACGTGAAGGAGTATGTCCAGACACTCGGTCGCATTCACCGCGCAAACGCAAAAAGCCCTGCTATTCAAAGGGTTCTAGTCGCTTCAAAAACTATTGAAGAAAAAGTATTGACTGCACTAGAGAAAAAGCGCAAAGCTATGGAAACACTTCACACGAAACAAGATTCATGATAACAGACAAACAACAACCAGATCACGGCTCACGCGGACACGCAGAGTTCTCACCCTCATCTCTTAAGTATGTCGCTGGCTGCGCAGGCTACCACGGCAAAGACGGGTCATCCGCTGCTGCCGAAATGGGGACACGCATTCACGAAGCTCTTGAAGTCTTCGACCCGTCCGCTTTGCACAACGAAGAGGAAACCAATATCTACGACCAGATCGTGGCGATGGAACAGGAGTTCATGAAGAACTTCCCAGAAGGTGGGACTGAACACAACGAGATCCAAGTGAATATCAAGCTTGACGGAACCGAGACTTGGGGTACTTGCGACCGCTTTATTCAAATGGGTGATCGCGCTGTCATGGCAGACTACAAGACTGGTATCTCCATCATCGACCCACCAGAAAAGAACTGGCAGGCTAAGGCATACGTCATTGGCGCATTCCAGCAGTTCGAAAAAGTAAATGAAATCACATTTGTATTCTACGTTCCCCAACACCGTGCTTCGTTAGCTCATACCTTCGAGCGTGCCCGTGATCTCCAACCTCTAATCGATGAACTCAGCAACATCATTAAGGAAGGTGAGCGCGTCCGACCGATGTGGGATAGCGGGACGCCGTCAATCAGCGACTGCCGTCCCACGCAGAACTGCCGCTTCTGCCGACATGAAGACTACTGCCCAGCATTGGGCGGTCTTGTTGTTGAAGTCGCCAAGAAAATAAACCCTCAGTTGCCAGATATCGACTTTGAGAAAACCGAAGATCCAGCAGATCTTGAAGAACTCTGGGCGATCTCCAAGATTGTTTCTAACTGGTCTGATCGTTTCAAAGAACGTATCATGAAACACGCCAAAGACGGGATGCAATTCCCAACGCTACGACTGCGTTCAATGGGTGCTACAAAGAGCATCACTGACAACGATGGACTCGTCGCAGTCGCGATGGGTTTCGGAATTGACTCGTCGGAAATCCTTGCAAACGCAACGATTCCTATCGGAAAGATCAGTAAGTTGATTGCCTCCAAAGCTGACAAAGGAGAAAAAGGAAAAATTTCTGAAGAATTTGTTGACGCCTGTGAAAACGCAGGTATTCTCAAAACCTCCGACACGCGATATACACTCCAGTAATCGTAGTCGATAACCAAGAAATACGAAACAAGAACCAATAATATGGAAACCAAAAACAAGAAGCAAGCAACCAAAACCACAACCCCAACCGAAACCAAGAATATGGAAACCGAAGTAATCCAAATGGAACACAATACTGGAATCACAAACCAAAGCGGTTTGTCGATTGATGCAGCCGATATCGATATCCCACGTATCAATATCGTTCAAAAAACTAGCGACATCTCTGCACCCATCGGAGCTGTTGTTATCGATAAGCAGCACATCATTCAAGAAGCTGATGAAGTTCGTCAAGTGACGGTCATCTCAGCCCTTAAAGGATGGCGCGAAGACATCCCCTACGACGATGATGGTATTCCAAAAATCGCCTACTCACGGGAAGATGCCGACCGCATCGCTGCAGAATCGGATTATGGCATGCTTGAGTTTGCGGAGATCACTCTCCTCTTCAAGCAGCCAGAAGGTAGTGACAACGAAGAAGCTTATCCGTTCCCTATTGGTGACCACCAATATGCAATGGGTCGCATCAACGTAGCTAAGGATGCTTACCGCCAGACTTACAAACGTCTGGCTACGTTCGCAGCCTTTAACAAGACGACTCCTCTCCAAGGCCGACTCTGGAACTTCAGCTCAGGAATCATCTCCAAGGGCAAATACTCTTGGTATGCACCGTCTCTGAGCGTCAGCCAAGAAGCCCCAGACCAAGCCGTCATCGAGTTCACCCAATCCTTCGGAGCATAAACAGAAAACATATATGGAAAAAAACGAAATCCTAAAAACAGAAGTAGCAATGCTTAGCGGAATGATCTCTGATCTTTCGGGACAGCTTGAGCAAATCCAGTCGAACCTTAACAAATTGATTGTCGTCCGCGATGCCCTTGCGGATGTCCTTCCACCTGAAGAGGAACAACTCGAACTGCCTCTTAATGTAGTGCCGTTTGAAGTAGTCACTGACTAATCAGCGACTGAAACCCATAGCCCGCACTGATTTATTCATGACACAGTGCGGGCTATTTTTGGCTCAAGCCACAAATACCACATATGACTACCTACGCTATCGACTTCGAATCGTATTACTCGAAAGAGTGCTCGATCAAAACACTCGGCCCATTAGGCTATTTTTCTCACCCTGACTTCGACGCCTACATGGTTTCTGTTGTCGCGGATAACGGCTACACTTTTGTAGGCCACCCAAAAGATTTCGACTGGTCTCTTATTGAAGGGCAAACTGTCCTTTCACATAACGCTTCGTTCGACGAAACCCTCTACCTGTATGGTGTAACCCAGAACTGGTGGCCTGAAGCAAAGGCTGCTGAATGGCACTGCACTGCGGACATGGTAGCATACTGCGGACTACCGCGATCCCTTAAAAATGCTACCGCTGTTGCTTACAATCTAACGGTTGATAAAACGACACGCGATAACATGAGCAACAAGAATTGGGATAAGATGTCTGAGGAGTTCAAGAAAGAGGTAACCGAATACGCGCTGAAGGATTCGGAACTCTGCTTACGCTTGTGGCAGGACTACTCACCAAAATGGCCCGCTGCTGAACGGGCTATCAGTTTCGTCAACAGGACATCTGTGCAACGCGGCATTCCTATCGATACTGAGTTGTTGAAAAAACAGATCGAAGTTATCAACGTCAAACTCTTCGAAGCTGAAGAAGCGATTCCATGGCTCGGCGATAAGCCTCTGCTCAGCCGCCCAGCTTTCGACGAGCAATGCCGTAAAGTCGGTATCGAGCCGCCGCACAGCCTTGCTGCTACAGACGCAGATGCACAAGAGTGGTTGCGCATCAACGGCAAGAAGTATGCGTGGGTTAACGCCGTCATTAGCTGGAGGCGTATCAATTCGCTCAAGAAGAAAATCGAATCCTTCCAGAATGCGACGATGCCTGATAACCGCTACTACGGCGGGTTGATGTATTTCGGAGCACATACTGGACGCTTCAGCGGTTCTGGTGGTAATCTAAATCTTCAGAACCTACCGAAAGAAGAGATGTTCGGAGTGAAGCTGCGCAGTCTGATCGCAGCGCCCGCTGGTAAGAAGCTAGTTGTAGTTGATCTTTCGCAAATCGAAGTGCGCACATTGTGCTGGCTCGCTAACGATAAAGATACGATGGCTGAGATCAAAGCAAGTAGCGACATCTACGAAGCATTCGCAATCCGATTCGGATTGTGGAGTCGTGACAAAGGCAGTCTTCGCGAGAATGATTCTAAGTTGCGCCACAAGATTAAATCTATCGTACTCGGTTGCTTCGGTCCAGAAACAAAGGTGTTGACAGATCGTGGTTGGGTTGATATCGTCGGAGTCAGAGATACGGATAAAGTATGGGACGGAACACAATGGGTACGCCACGAAGGACTCCTCCACCAAGGAGTGCAGGAAACGATATCGCGCTTCGGAGTGGAAGCGACTTCGGACCACGAAATCCTGACGGAACATGGATGGCGGGAGTGGAACGAAGTCCAACGATCCGAAAAGGATTTGAAGTCGGCACTAGTCATGGCGAGTTTACCATCTTGTCATACGAGCGAACAACGCGAAACGATGGTCGGACTGGATGGAACCCGCTGGTCAAATGTTCGTGCGGCTGGAGTGGGACTGTTGACCGCAATAATTTGCAAAGTGGAAAAACTACTCGATGTAATTGTTGCGCCAAACAAGCATCTGCGCGTACAACAATGCGTAAATTCGGGTACGCTAAACTTGTACCAGACTCAGCGCATCGGGAAAGATTGCTCAATAGAATTAGTGCCATCTACAATAGGTGTCACAACCCGAACGACTCAGGATACCACCACTATGGTGGTCGCGGAATTTGGGTATATGAGCCTTGGCTCTGCAATAGGCCAGAGTTTCTTGCGTACCTCATCACACTTGATGGGTGGGATCAACCACATCTTCAACTCGATAGGATTGACAATAACAAAGGTTACGAGCCGAATAATCTACGGTTTGTTACCCCGATGCAGAACGTCCACAATAGGCGGTCTGTTAAAAGTTTGCAAAAAAGAATCCAAGAGCTGGAGGAGGAAGTCAGAAGTCTACGATCTGAAAAATTGCGGGCCAAACAATCAATTCACAGTTAAGACAGACTTCGGTCCGATTCTTGTCCATAACTGTGGTTACGGAGCGGGTGCGGAGAAGTTTACCGTCATGTCGGGAATGACTTTGAAAGAGGCGACTTCTGCCATCCAACTCTATCGGAAAAAAATGACGTCTGTCACTAAACTCTGGCGCGACTACACAACGGACGTAGCAGTGTCTTATGATCAGCAGATCCCACTTACCATTGACCTGCCGAGTGGTCGTGCACTTGACTACGGCAAGCTGCGTCCTGTAAAGCAGAACGGAAAGATCAACTACGTAGCCCTAATGAATCGAAATGGTAAACGTGTACCAGTTAAACTGTGGGGCGGTCTACTTGCTGAGAACGCATCCCAAGCACTTGCACGGGATATCTTCTGCAACATGCTTTGCAGGATTCATGATTCGGGGTTTAAGATTATCTTTCACGTTCACGATGAGGTGGTCGTCGAAGTCGATGAGGCAGAAGCCGAAGACGCATTGGCACGCATCATTGAAATCATGTCCACTCCACCAGAATGGATTCCAGACATTCCAGTTTCCGCTGAAGGAAACATCATATCAGTCTACGAAAAATAAACTACATACACAAAATGACATATCGATACATTAAGAATCTGCGCGACAACCGCGCTGTAAAAGCAGCTACGCTCAACACCCTTAGCAAACCTAAGCCCGCCTTCGCCAATAAGGCCGCTTATCGAGCTTGGTGCGCCGACGCTGGAACAGACCACGTTTTCTATAGCGCGGTCGAAGGAAGCGCACCATCAAAGCGGGTTTCAAACGACAACCCTCCGAACAAGATCTACGGAGTCATTGCTGACTATGACGCTCCAGTAAACTGGGGTAGCATCGACAGCGACATTGCTTCTAAGTGTGGCATGAATCCCCCAACATGGAGGACGAAAACCCATTCAGGATACATGCGCCTTATCTGGGAATTCGAAAACCCGATGCCGATTGCACCAGCAATGTTCGACAGCTTCATGAAGCACATCAAGACGATGCTCAAGCTAGAGCGCCTGTTTGCTGGCTTCGATAGCACATCGATCAAAGCTAACCAGTATTTTGAGTTAGGTGAAGATTGGACAAGTGTCGGCGGAATCCTTTCCGATATCGTTGTGCAGACTGCACTCACTAAAGCTGCTGGAGACGCACCACCGCAATCCAACGATACATCGATACCAATCGACGTTGTAGCAGCAGAAGTAGAAGCCAGATTCCCTAACCGCTGGGTTGGAGACTTTGAGATCGGTTCACGTGGTCCACTATTCTGGATCGACGACGGCATAAATCGTGACGGGTGTCAAGTCGTGGAAGACGGCATCATCTGCTATAGCGACCGTGCTTCCCAAGGGTTCATGAGCTGGGGAGATATTCTCGGTGGCTCATTCGTAAAAGCCTTCGAGCAGAAGAAGATGGGTAATCTACTTGGCGAATACTGGTTCAATGGACGGTCATTCTTCAAGCTGCTATTCGAATCAGCGGTCACGATACCGAGAGAGCAGCTTGTTCTTGAACTCCGTCAGAGTGGGTTCTCAATCAAACAGAAGAAAGGACAGCCTCTTTCGGAAGTTGAGGCGGCTATTCTGACGATTTCGAACCAGAATCGCATCGATGAGATCGCTCCTGTCGTCTTCAGCAAAGACCGCATAGTAGTAGAAAACGGAAATCGCATTCTCAACTGCGCAAATATAAAACCA